GAGTTTGGTGGCGCAACTTATGTTGTTTTTGGCACTAACGCCTCTATGCATTACTTAGATAGCCCCTCAACAACGTCGGCAACGACTTACAAGATACAAATGCAAAATGGTGGTACAAGTCAAACAATGAGAGCGCAAGCGGCCTCAGGTACGTCGGTATTAACACTTTTAGAAATTGGTGCATAATGAACGATAAGTATTTAGTCAGAGCAATTAAATCATTACGCGTAGGATCAGAGTTTACAATTAGCGACGGCGATTACTCAACTATTAAATGGGACGTGCTCGAGGGAAATGCGCCAACGGTAGCCGAGATTGATGCAGAGATCGAAAAGATTAAAGCCGATGAAGCCGCAGCGATGGTAAAAGCCGAAAACGATAAAGCTGCACTTTTGGCAAAATTAGGTATTACCGCGGATGAGGCTAAGTTACTACTATCGTGATGCTAAAAAGTTATAACGGTTATCCTGCATCTAAAGATGCGGACGAGATAAAAATAAAATCCTACCCCGTAAAGGGTACGGACCGTAAGCTTAGGTGCGCTGAGAGTGTTGGGCCTCTCTTAGCCGCCTTTGCTGCGGAATTTCACGAGTTAATAGAGCCGATCGATGAGGGTACGTTTGACGATTGGGGCTACGCCTTTCGTATGGTGCGCGGATCTACTGATCGCTTATCGTGTCACTCATCCGGGACGGCTATTGATCTCAATGCTACAAAGCATCCACTAGGCAAGGCCGGCACTTTTCCGGCTGAAAAGATCCCGATGCTTAGAGCTTTAGCTAAAAAGTACGGGCTCAAATGGGGCGGCGACTTTAAGAGCAGGCCGGACGATATGCACTTTGAGGTAGAGGTATCAGCGGCAAAGGCTAAAGCTTTAATCGCTAGTTTAGGTTTATAGTTAGATAAATCCTTAAGGGCACTAAGGAGCAACAAATGAAAGAGCAAGCAATAGCGGCGGCAAAATCATACGGTCGAGCATCCCTCGCATCCGTAGCGGCTTTGTATATGTCCGGCATCACCGATTACAAAGTATTGGCTAACGCGTTTATCGCTGGGCTAATCGGGCCACTACTAAAAGCGTTGCAACCGTCGGAGAAGCAATTAGGCGTAGGCGCTAAGTAATGGAAAGAGCTCAGCTCGTAGTTGGTATAGCTCTCGGGAGTTTTACTATTTTGGGGCTAGGAGCTGGGCTCGTCCGCCATCTAGTTAAGTATTATTTAGCCGAGTTAAAGCCGGACGGCAACGGCGGCCATAACCTAGCCGGGCGCGTTGAGCGCATCGAGCAGCGCGTGGACCGTATCTATGAGATTTTGTTAGAGGACAGACTCGCCAAGTAGCGACACGCCAAAAGGCTATACGCTTTTAATTCGGACAAAAAGCCCTCATACTGATACTACAAACGCTGAGAGGGCTACTCGGTTAGTAGCTTGATCGGCCTTAACAAAGGGCTAAGTAATGAATAGTTTAGATATATTGATCGGTTTGGCAGCCTGCGGTATGGGCTTTATGTTTATGGTGATCGGTTACTCGATAGGACACCGACAAGGGCACGGCGAGGGCTTTGTACGTGGCCGCGCTATCGCTCAAGCTCTGAAAGATAAGGAGCTAATCTAATGGGGTTTTTAGATAACTACGAGGACGTAAACGCTCGTATTAAGCGTTTTAGATTAGAATTCCCATCCGGCAGATTAGTCGCTTACATCGAGGATCTAGATATTATTAAAGGCACGATCCTCGTTAAAGCTGAGGCGTACCGGGAGTATGAGGATCATCTACCAAGCGCGGTCGATTACGCTTTTGGTAATGTCTCGACTTATCCAAACAATATGAAAAAATGGTTTATAGAGGACACAATTACCTCAGCTTACGGCCGGTGTATCGGGTTATTAACGCCAAGCCTTGAGCATAACTCACGGCCTACCGCGCAGGATATGGAAAAGGTAGAGACTTTACCGGCAGACTCGGACCCGTGGAGTACAAAGGCCTCGATCGAGGATATGGCCACAATGGCGAGTAGCATCTTAGAGATTGGTAAAAGCCTCGGCGGTGAGTTAGTAGCTGAGGCCCCTAGATGTACGCACGGTACGATGGTTTGGGCTGAGGGCACGGCTAAGGCAACGGGTAAACCGTGGGCCGCTTATAAATGCACGGAGCGAGTTAGAGCTAATCAATGTAACCCGTATTGGCACGTACTCGGATCCGATGGAAAATGGAAGCCTCAAGTATGACCATAAACTCTAAAGATATTTACCGGGCAACCGATGGCCATATTTACTCTTTCGACGGCTATGGCGGCTCGGGTAATTGCTCTAAATGCGATAACGATACGTTTATAAATGATTATGTACGCGAGGATGGTTTAGTCGTGGCCTTTTGTAAGCGCTGCGAGGACGGGTTAAAACTCTAATGGGCGAGCTTACATTTATTAAAGACGGCGTAGCTACGATTATCCACGATAACGGCGATATGACCGTAGTAAATGCCAAACGATGCGATCAATGCGACCAATGGCAAACCGCTTTAGGCGGCTTTTCTTATCGGGACGTATCGGGTGAGGTCGTAATATGGTTATGTGCACAATGTCGCGCGTAGCAAAGGTCATACTCGATCGATCGCAGGAAATTACGGCTCATCGTGTAGGGCTAGAGCGCACGATTATACGTAATGCCGATCCGACCGATGCGAGTAATTTTAACCAAGCTTATAAAAACTGGCACGAGCTAGTATGGCAAGAGTCAGAGAGTGCAGCGGCAGAGATTGCGGTAGCTAACTATTTTGGCGATTATGGCTTTGTACCGGCTATTGATAATGCTCACGATACGGCAGATGTAGGCGAGAATATTGAGGTCAAATGGACCAAACACGCTAACGGGCATTTAATCGTACAAAATAGAGGACCGGGCAGGCCTAACGACGTAGCTATATTAGTTACAGGCTTTAGCCCGGTTTACGTTTTACTCGGATGGATGCCTATAAGTATGGCTAAGCAACCTCGATACAAACACACGTATCAGGATAACTATTGGGTGCCTCGAGCTAATCTATTTGAGATGCAATATCTAAAAAGGTCTAATTATGGCGACGTATAAAACTAAGTGCCGTTTATGCGGCAAAATGACCGATCATATAGAGCGAGTCGTAACCGATAACCTGCCACCGTACGTTAAGTCGCTCCAATGCGTTAAATGCGGTGTTATGGGGATCGTACTAATGGAGGATCTCAAAGATGCCGACGTATGAGTATGAATGTATTAGCTGCAATATCCGTTATGAGCTTGAGCAGCCTATAACCTCAAACGCTGCGCCTATGTGCTGCGGTACTCATATGAGGCAGGTGTATCACGCTCCGGGCATAAGTTTTAAGGGTAAAGGATGGGGTAAAGATGCGTAATAGTTATCCACAAGGTTTATCCACATATGTTAAAAAGGTGTGGGACACGCTGAAAGATACGCTCAATGTTGCAACCTATTTGACTATACGAGTACGCTCCATACTCGCAGGCGAGCCGCTACCGCGGATAGCTCGCAAGCGTAGTTTGGTGCTTTTGGCCGGGCTATTGCTATTTAGCAATATGCCTGCATCTCAAGCAATTAACACACATAGAGATAAAGAAAACTACAAACTCTACGCACATATAAAGCTACTCAATGCTAAGCAATATAGATGCTTAGAGATCCTATGGAATAAAGAAAGTAGATGGGATCCTCGAGCAGATAACCCTAAGAGCTCTGCATATGGGATACCTCAACTACTTAAGATGAAAGAGTTAGATCCCTTTAAGCAAATAGATCTAGGTCTTAAGTACATAAGCAAGCGGCATAACACACCATGCAAAGCACTCGACTACCATAATCGCAAAGGCCATTACTGATGGTGCACGGTAAGCATGACCCTAGACTCAGTAATAAGTACAAGAAGCAAAGGCTAGTAGTCCTAGCTAGGGACGGTTATACGTGTGTGTATTGTGGGCAGGATGCCACTACGGTAGATCACATAGTCAGCCTCAAAGCCGGAGGCGATCCGATTAGTTTGGAGAATATGGTGGCCTGCTGCAAGCGATGTAATTCGAGCAAGGGATCACGCTCACAAGGCGTTTTTTTAGCATCGAATTCTAC